GTGGCCCTAAGCGGGGGGGCTTTCGCAAACTTGAAAGCCCCCCTTCACATTTCTGTGTAGGACCGCGCTACTTAATTAGTGACCCAATAAAACCTGGCTGCGCCAGGGAAAAACTTGAGTTCACAAATTAATTCGGCGCGGCCATTTTTCCCGCACTGCTGGATACAGTACAGGTCACCCTCGGCCACCGAGGGTCAACAGATTTCTCCTTTTGGCTCTGTTGTTATCAGCCACCTTTTGTTTGCAGCGGTAGGTCCGCGCTCCTTAGTTTTATGCCCAGGAGTAGGCACTGACCCGTTTATACGGGGTCAGATGGTGCATAATACAGAACAGGCGCTCCTGTAAAGAAGAACAGGGAAAAATCCTCTGCTCCCGCGACATAGTCAGCGTATACAGGTTGTTCTGTAGTTGACGGGTTTGACAAGTGCTTGTAAGTGTGATACTGGTTACCATTTGTCCCGAAGGACATATTAACGGCTTTTGCGTTATAAAAACGCCGATTGCGGTTATATGGTAGTTCGTACTCTAGGACAGGGTTCTGGAGAACAGGCTGTGCAGCCATTCCAGAATACCCATGCCCCCACTTTCGAACTTGGCCGGCAAGCTCACTTTGATCACCATTGAGCATGAAAAATTGCTCGTTGGTAAGTGAATAGCCGGTAGCGTCAGTTGTTCTCTCCACAGTGTGTAGAGATTGATTGACATTTCCTAAGGCTAATTGGTTCAACCAAACTGTCTTATAGCGTATACCACCTCTCCTTGCTACATAAGCAGGTGTGAGGTAATTTAACAGGGTCATTCTTGCGTAATTATACGCATTTCCACCGACAGGTTCTATATGAACTGCGGCTCCACCTGGGACGTATCCTCGGTAGAATGGAAAGTCACCTGTTGTTCTGGTAATAATGCTAGGGCCAGTGGTTGCAGTATTCGTAAACAAAGTATGTAACGAGTACCTTTTAATCATTTGCCGGAAGGACGAGATTTTCTCTCCAAAGCAGATTACATTCAATCCATCTGTCGGATCAGGCTTTGCAGCCATCCTCGTTTCGACTGTTGATGAGACTGGAGCCGAAGGCTCTTTTGTGTCTTCTTGATCTGCTGAGGTCATCGTACCTGACTGGTTTTCCAAGATTTCGTTAAGCGCTGGTGCTGGAGTAGGCTCCCACGAATAGTCATCAATGAAACTAGACGTGGGGTTTGCTACCTCAAAGTCATCGCATGCAGACACGAAAACGTTCACTTGAATGTTATTGTTCACAGACGAGTTGGGGACTGTTAGTCTATTTAAGACTTCCAGATAAATTACCCCATTACTCAATTCATCGTTGAAATTGAAAGGACCAACCGAAAACGGCAAAGCGTCTGTACCAGGGTTTTGATGCTGTAAATACGGCCATCTTACACCCCAGCCAACTTCGACTGTTACGTCCTTCTCCTCAGCTATATCCACTATCTGTTGAAAGGAAGTGTTAAATGACTCACCGGCAGCGGTGTTAGGGTCATACACTATCCTGACTCGACCTTTGTGGAAATGTGAGGCAACGAACTGGAATCTGAACTTCATAGAACCCTTCCAATATTTGAAAGGTAGTGTCGCAAATGCACAGGCTGTCATGTGTATCTCGGTATTATTCCCGGTTTGCAGTTCATCCCATAACATGGGAGAAACACGAGCATTCCAGAGAAAAGCGTCGGATTGCGCGAGAGTTGACCACGTAAAAGACGTTAAATAGCTCTCTCTACATGCTATTCCTGTAATTGACATTTCATCGGTATTGCCTAGTCCAGTGACCCGTGGGTCAACTGTCACTTCCTGTTTAGCATCCACGGTTAATTTAACTGTGGAGTCTGGACAATTCGTATTTGCCAAATTTCCCAACAAAGTAGGTTTGTATGGCACGATGTCGTCCAGAATTGCCGGTCGCGAATAACCAAAGGTAGTTGCGATCGCTGACACTGCATTTGCCGCCATTTCGGTGGCTCTTGCATACATGCCAATAACAGGGGCATTCCGTAAAGCACCAGATGCACGCGCTAATATAGACGCTGGCCTAGAAATAGGCCCGTTGCCATATTCATCTCCAGACTGAGGCTGGAGAACCAACGAGTCTGCGACTGTTGGAATGGACAAACTAACGTCTTCTGCCCAGGCCATTACTGTAATGGTGACCTGATCAGTTGCACCGTTCGCGTGCTTAAGGTCTGTCAACGCACGTATATCTATAATTCCCATTTCCTGCCATTCGGCATCAGGGATGGACAATGCATTTTTCTCCCAGAAGAAAGGGAGTACCATATCACCACCCAAAGATGTGGTGGGGTCCATATAGATGTGCGGTTGTTGACTCGCTCCTATTATATCTTGCCTAAAGAAGGCTCGATTCAGTGTAAAACTGTCTACCGTATGCAACGGTTGATAAGAAACGATGAGTCGACCATAATGGAAGCCGTTACCATTAATGAGAAAACGTAAATGTAACTTCGCTCTTAATAGATTGTAGTTGTTTATACGATTAATCACTCTCACGTTGTTGAAGAATAATGTCCACGGATTGAAAGACTCCAAAAATGAAGTATCTGTCGTGGACCATTCAAAATCCGCTATCCTTAAAGGACGTGCGAAAAAGTCAGACAACGCCTGGTTTCCTGTGTCTGCCGTCCCAAAAGAGGGATCAGGCATGGAATCCTGGGTATACCCGTAAGCCGGGTTCTGAGTAGTGAATCCCATTGTCTGCTGGGTGTCCTGTCGGTCCCCAGTAGTTATGGTATACGGCTCCTCGGTGCCGGACTGCTCCTCCAGCAGCCCATCTTCCACAACGTCCACATATGTACACATACAGACTAAAGGAACGTTGGGAAGCAAACATACATGTCCAGTCATACGACTGAACCACTCTTGAATACATAAATTACAAATTTCATTCTTTATACAATATTGAAGTGAAATGGATATTTACATTCTTGGGGTGACATTACCATTATAAGTCACCTTGCAGTGAGTTTGTTTGCTGGCAAAGCATCCCCTAAATAGGGGTTGTCTACGAGGAGACGCCATACATGTGGGCAAGCCTAGAGCATGATATACAGACGCACAAACATATCATGCACCGGTAACCAATACCCACACGCCTATTTTGGGAATTCATCGCATAGGTACGATATAGGATGAGTTTAATGTCTTCCCAGGACGGGGCCTACAATGTCCTTACTTGCGAGCAAAAATATTGATTGACTGGGGTTGTCTACTAGAGACATATAGTCGCACAACTTTTCCAACAACCACGAGTCCAAATATATTGGCTGCGGGTAGGAGTGCCCTCATCATAGCGACATACTTGGCTATTTGTTTCTTTGCTGTCGAGACACTTGTTTTGCTCTTGGTAGCTTTACACTCCGCGATTATAACATAGTCTTGTCCTTCATAGCAGAAACGAGCCAGGTAATCAATTTCGCCGTATGAGATGCACCCCAACACTTTTACGTTGAATTGCCGGTTCAGCTTGGGATACTCTTGTAGTCTCTCTTTCATTGTATGATCAAAACACATTAGTTGCACTTCCTCTTCAGTCATGGTTTCCAACTGGAACTCGTCTAAGATTTCTCCAGATTGATTTTCCAATACATCGAGGTTCACGTGCACTCCACATGTGGGGCACTGCATCGAGTCGACATCAGATTCCGTGTCACATACAACTTCAGGGGGGACTTGGTCTTCACACAGTTCGGGGTAATACCTTTGCTTGTGTCTATCCATCATAGCCTCATACGTTCTGTCCAAGTTTTGACATAGTCCTTCAATTTCGGCACGCTTAGCAACTTCTTGCATTTGACTTCTTCGCATTTCGTAATGTTCTTTGCCATGGGCAAACCACTCACGTAGTGCTCCGTCAATATTTTGTGCTGCTTGAGCTTCAGGAGTAACAAATTTGGACCGCATTACTGCGTGTAGAGACTTGAAAATGGAGTCCTCACATAAGGCACCCATCCAACATTGTAGTTCTTCATTCCAGACATCCTTGCGTTTAAGGAAGTCGGCATCGTTCGCATTCATGTATTCCGTAGGTTCCGAAGTCTTGTCAGGCATCGTAAACTTCATATCTCGCTCTCTGAGAAATTGTGCAACTGATAAATGAGTCAATTCAGGGGCTTCAGTAGAAACTGATCCCTTTATATCATCACCATACGTCGAGATAGCACAGTACTCACGAAAAGGTTTGATTGCATCTTCTTTGAAATGGAAGAATGCACACCTAATCATAAGAGCATTGTCAATTGAGTTGATATATGCCGTCAAGTTGTGCCCAGAAGGCACAGAACCATAGAACTGAATGTAATCACCGTTAAAGTTTGAGAGGGGGTAAGCTATATCAGCAGCAATACCCCGCATGATGGTCAAATCGTCATCAAAATAATTGCCACTTTCCTTGGCAAGACGAATCATCACATCAAATGCAGCCAGAATAATCTGGGCAGGCATTCTCAAATCATATTTACTATAGTCGCCAGCTAGAATCCGATCTTCTCCATACTTACGCATGTGGCGTGCAAGCTCGTCCCACTCAGGGCCTTGAGCATTCACACCAACCGCACATTCCGAAAGAAGTGGGTGCATTGACAGGAATCTAGCTACAGGTAGGTAATATTGTCGAATCAAGCATTGGAAACCAACAGGTGCAGCCTGAAACAAGCGCACTTTCGTGTTTAGCTCTCCTTCTTTATAAAGTGGAGTAGCTTCATCTTTCATGTTGGTGTCGAAAATCGGATAACCACGCTCCCCATTCAAATAACAATCCCTAATACGATCTCTCTCTTGCCAAACTACTTCTTCAAAATCAGCAGGGCTTTGGAAATTTTCGTATACTGCAGGGTCAAGTTGGATGATAAAATCTTCCTTCTTGCCTTTCAGCGGGAATCCGTTTGATGTCTGGGGCTTCATTTTATCAATGAAACGTAGTCCGTCGATACCACACACTGTTTCCATTCTGGTCAAAGGACGCATTTGAGCTCTCTTTTCAGCACTCAGACGCAATTCGCGCACAAGAGGGCATAGATAATCTACAACTGCATCTCTTACGAGATTTCCTTCGATACCAATACTTGGGTTAGAGGAGTGTTCTAATGCGGCTTGGTAGGGTTTCCAACGATGAAATCGCGGCTTTCCCCACTGCTGCTCGACTTGACAAACCTCTGCGACATGGTCGGAGATGACGGTATCAACCACTTCAGAGGAAGTGAAATTTCTTCTACCGTCAACAGATCCATAAATTTCGATATTAGAACGATCAGTCAGATAACGAGTGGGTGATTTTTCGTGGACGTGTGTGCCTTGGAAAAATTCCTTTCCATACTGTTCAGTCAAAACTGTTCCAGAACTCGGGGCAGTCACCACACCAGCTACAGTACCAATTTCATCTATTAAGCGATTAAGGGTATGTTTGTCAGAGAAGCCTGCGGCTCCTTGACCAGTTCCTCCCTTGCCAGCTAGATGAAAACCAATAATGGTTGGACATTTGCTGTGTGAGATCCAAGTTCCCATGCACATTCCCGCATACGTTGGCTGTGACAAGTTGTAAGCGTATCCATCAAATGGACCACTTGCTGACTTATATCCTTCTCTGCGTAACACAGATAAGAAGGTGTCAATTGTGCCTTCCGCGTTGCGGTAAACCATCATTCCGGGAGTCATTGACAATGCAGATTTTGGTAAGTTAGGATCGAAAAAGTACTTATCAACCAAATTCCTATGTGTACCACAGTTTCCTACGTACACAACGCTGAGGTCAGCACCGGGCACTCTCTTGCTAGTAGCACGAGAGATAATTGCCCTTCTCACTGACCCAACAGTATTGGCTGTCTTTCCGGTCAACTCAATCTCCAAATTCTTGTCATTTTCCCATACATGATCTGGCATAAGCATGTAGTTCGATTTTAGAAACAGCACATCACATGTGCTACACTTACCATTTCGCTTGACCCTCATAAAATACAAATTTTTGATAACGAGGTTAGCAAGCTCTTGGGGTGTATGTCTCATTCCACTCTCACTCTTAGGCATGTGATCAACTTCGAGTTCAGCCCAAGGATTTACATCTCCATCTCTTTTAGCAATATCATCGAAAACATTCTTTTTCAGCTCTCCTTTTGAGTTGGTAACATTATGCAACATTTCTGCTACTTGTTCTTCCAATTTCTCATCAGATACGCTAGAAAAAGTATTGTCTTCCTTCACAGTAGATAAATCTTCCTGTTGCAACTTTCTTGCTTCTTCGAGTAATGGATCTGAATTCACCTTATAACGACGGTAAACTTCTTGACCAAATTTAATGATCTTATAGTAACCGTACAAATGAACACATATCACAGCCATATCTTTGACATCTTGCGCCGTAATCGACTTACGTATACGACTAAACAACCCTCGTGAACGTTGAATTCTCTTCAAGAGACCATTTCGATGAATGTGCTTTTTCCGCGAGTAAACCCACAAGGGGAACAGTGCAAGCGGCGAGCACAAAATGAAAGCTAGGTACATGGGCGTTGGCATTATAAGAACTGAGGCACAATAGAATAACATGGAGGTCAAAAGAGCTCCATCATCTTCAAATGTTCGCCAAGGCAGTCCTCGCATTTGCATCCAAAACACAAACATAGTTGCAGGACGATTCTTCCAGATAAAATTTGGAAGGTAGCGAAAGATATGCCAAGTTCCTCGTTCGAACTCTAACAATTCATCAATAGCGGCATTTGCATCGTCATCGGGTGTAATACCGACTCTGTCAGTAAACATAGCATCCCTCAAACGCAAATATATTTGCCGCTGATGGTCATAGAAGTCCGTTGCCATTTTAGTAATTCCACTCTGTTCCTTAAGTATCTTGTCGAAGTCCGCCAGCGGAGCTATATTCTTCAATTCAGGGCTCGGAGAATAGTCCACTACATAAGGCGGGTATGGTGCAACTGGGGTAATAGAAGGTACGGATTTAATTGTAGAAGTCTCATCAAAATCAACTCTACTCTCATCACTCTTTCTGGCCTCGGCAGCTTTAGCAATTGCCAAATCCTTTTCTAGCTCGACGCGAGTGCGTTCCGCTTCGGCTTGGCATTCAGCTGTTGCAAGTTTGCAAAACTCATGAGGCAACCCACAGCTACGACAAGTTCTCAACTTTTTCGTCAGGTTGTGTGATCTTTGAACATACGCTCGTTGGTTAGCAAAGTACTTTCGGGAGTGTACAGTTATAAACTGAATATATTCCTTGAAGCTAAAAGCTGTATCATAGTACTTAACCATTTCCGATTTCACAGTCATATCAGGTGTTCCAATGAGAATGTCCAATACATCGGGAAACAAAGCTTGGCCAAACGCTTCAATTACTTTAGCTTGATCTAATCGACCATCTATTGTTGCGTATTCTGGCTTCACTGTAACCTTGGCATGGACATCAAAACGTCTTACAACGGAACCGGGTTCGTTCGAATATGTTTGACCAACAGACTTGCAGCTTACGTTAGACGTTGCTACTAGCATCTTAATGGCAATTCGCACTTTACCCTTCAAATCCGCTTCAGCCATATTCGCATAAGATGCGACATTGTTCTTGAAGTCAATGACTCGATCAGTCGGGGAGCGTGTTGAGTATTGCGCCTGGGTGTTACCAAAATCGTCCAAAATCGCCGCATTTGTCGACGACTTCATAGTGGAGTCAAATTGGTCCATGTCTTTTATTGTCACGATTCTCTCATCATCAGCAGAAAAACCGTTTCCTTCCAAGACTACACGTACAGACGCATCGTAGACCATAGATTTCCCCACACCTGGTGGACCTTGGATGTAGATTGCATAAGGTGCAATTCTTTGTCCTCCGTCCATGCAAAAAGCATTGAAGTCCGAACGATAACGCTTTAATTGCTGGAGCCTATCACCTAAGGGTTTCTTGGCCCACTGCTGCGTTGTTCGTACATACAAGTCGGTGTGTTGATCAATAGCTTTATCCAAGATGAGCGCATAGTCATTATCGTCTATACCATGAACTCGTTTCAAGTTTCCAGCTTTGACCAATGGGGCGTATTCAACAATCTTGAAGAAGTTATCCTCCGCTTCTCGTACTCCGGCTTCAGACATCCAAAAGGAGCTGGCTTTGCCAGTAGTAAACACACGGTAGCCTCCTTCCACAAAGTGAACGATTGTTTCAAGTATTGCAGTCGTTAAATCAGCCGCGGTAACTTGTTTTGTATACGCTTCCAGGGAAAAGATTTTTAACGGACCATAACTGAACTGAAAGTTTGAAATGTCACACAATCCAACAGCTGCACACATGCTAATTACTTTGCACAGTTCTTTACTGCCTTCGTGTTTCATGATCTCACTCCAGTTAGTTGACAGAGAACGTAAACCCTCCAACCACTTAGGTTTTTGGGCACTCGCCTGATTCTCCAATACGTCGTATGAAAAGGCGTCATCCAACAAGTCATGAGCTCGCTCATTTCTGTACTCGATTCCAATATCCGACATGAGAAATTGCATAACACCTCCAGATAATGATCTTTTGGTGAACAACTTAACATGGGCTAGGATTAAGTGCAAGGCTTGTTGAGATGTCTCTGCATGTCGAAGATTCTGAATAGTCAAGTAAAGATTCTCAACCATATCAGCAATAGGTTCGACATTGTCCGTAATGTCCTGTTCCGCAAGGATATTGTAGATAGATTTGGCTTTGTGATAGCTCTTTTGCAAGAAGCCAGCCTGTTCTTCTAATTCCTTGGGAGGACGGGGGGTGGAGTTCTTAGGTTTCGGATCCAAATACAATTTTTCTCCGATTTTCTTCTCTAAGAACTCCTTGCGGGCGGCCGCACGGGCACGCCCTTTAGAACGCTTTTCATAGCGCTCTCGACGGTACTCTTTACCACATTGCTCTTCTAGTGCAACTTCTTCGAAAAGAAGGACTATCTCGGAGCTTGTGAAGCACACGCCTGGGCGACCTGGAGCTTGGGATTGATCCCAGTTTAGCTCAAACAGGTCTTTCTTGGGGGGGTCCACAATCGTGGGCCCAAATCCCCCTCTCAATTTGTTTTTCATACATAGATCTCTAAAAAATTTCATGGTGAATTGCATATAATAAGGCATCTGTATAGTAATAATTTAATTGATAGAAAGAAAGCTGTATAAAAATATTTGAATAGTAAATTAAATCATTAGTATACAGATGCTTCCTGGGGGGGGGGGTGAGGGTTGTCTTCAGACCCATCCTGGACGGAAACTCGCGGCGTTTCCGGGCCGACAGATTGAACTACCTCCCAACATGAGGTAGATGTACATTGCTGCACCAGTACATATTTAATTAAAGGCTTTACTCCTCTTAAAGGAAACCTCCATTTCGGGAATTCCATTCCTACAATGACCGACTCATTCAAGCAGTCGGGACTTAGTCGTAGGAGGTATTTCTACACAAAGTGCTGAAAGTGACCTCCCCTTTGGGTCATAATTCCAAAAATGTCCATAACAAATGTTGGTCCTCCACTTTATGGTGTTTTTGGTGGTTGCGTGAAGGTGCATTGCCACTCTTTTCTATTTTTTATATGTTTTATAATAATAATGCGTTTCGACTCTCAACAGAGATTTCGTCCGTCTTCTATTTTACAACATTTTAAACAAATAGTCGTGACTATTATAAGGCCCGTCACAGGGCACAGGGGGTGAACTAGTTAAAAAGGTTTTGAAATTGGCTAGTTCGGTAAATTTTAACCTAGATAAAGTATTCGAGAAAAAGTTTCATAACGTGTACCATTATCGAGAATTACCAGTACGAATCTGGCATCCTTCGATAGTAATACACTGTTCGTAAACTAAATAATCAATATTTTCTCAAAAATTCAAATTTTCTGGCGGGGGCAAGCCCCGCATACTCGTCTGATGTCGCTCATATGACCGGAATAAACCGG